CACCGACACGCTTGGCACGCAACTCGTGCTCGGCCGCTCGACGCGGCGGCAGCGCGTGCGCGTGTACGTCGGTTTCGAGGACATGGCGTGGGCCGATTACACGCTTGTTCAGACGCAGCTCGTCTCCGAGATTTCGTACAAGGACGGCGCTTACGAGTTCACGTGCGCGGATATACAGCGCGAGATGCGCAAGGACATTTTTGAGCTTGGGAAAACCACGCTCGCGGCGGCGCTTTCTGACTCGGCGACGACGATTGATGTTGTGAGCACAACGGACTTCGCGCTGGTAGCGCACGGCACGAGCTACAGCGACGCGCCTAGCGCCACTGTCGGCTACGTCAAGGTCCAGGACGAAGTAATCCGCTACACGAGCAAGACCGCGACGCAGTTCACAGGGTGCACGCGCGGGGCGCTGAACACGCGGGCGGTGGAGCACGCGGTAGATCTGACGGCTGCCGCCGACCGGCGCACGGCGGTCGAGGAGTACGTCTACCTCGAGATGCCCGCGGTGAAGCTGATGTACGCGCTGCTCACCGGAATCCTGCACAACCAGGGTGGCGCGACCTTGCCGACAGCCTGGCACCTCGGCATCCCGACGAGCTACGTTCGCCTGTCCGATTTCTCTGGGATCGGCGCGGACCTCTGGGACACGAGCGATGACGTGCAAGGGTTCAATGTCCGCCTTGAGGGGATGGAGAAAAGCGACGGCAAGAAGTTCATCGAGACCGAGCTGGCGCTCCTGACCGGTGTCTTCATGCCGGTGTACGCGGACGGCGCGCTCGGACTGCGCCGCATGGCTGGCGTGCTGGCAGGTTCGTCCTACGTGGCGCACCTGGACGAGTCCAACGTGGTGAGCGCTGGCAACCTGGTGCATGACTTTGATGCCCTGCGCAACGTGCTGCAGGTGTCCTGGAACTGGGAGCCTGCGCGCGAGGAATTCACTCGCATCAACCTGCTGATCGACGCAAGCTCTGTGACGATCCACGGCAAGGCGGACCCGCTAAAGCTGAAGTTCCGCGGGCTTCACGGCAGCCGGCACAGCTCGATCATGCTAGCGCAGCGGTTCGATTCTTTGCGCGACCGATACACCGGGCCGCCGCTGCGGATCGAGGTCCAGGCTCTCCAGAGCCTGAACACGCTAGAGGTCGGCGACGTGGTGCGGCTGCGCCTTCAGGGGACGCGCGATTTCGTGGCTAATGCCCCGTTGGACAGGTCGTTTGAGATTCAGAACATCGCTACAGACTGGGTCACCGGCAACCTCAACCTGCGGCTGTTCGGTTCCTCGCAAGCTCCGGGAGTCATCGCGCCGAGCGCTGACGCGACTGTACTCTCGCAGGCGTGGTACGTCTCGCAGGGAACCGCGCTTTCTAGCGTGGTGACGATCACCGGGTCGGCTCCTGGACACGTGACTGTTGGCGGAACGCTAACCGGCAACGTGGACATGAACGCCGCAGGCGCGATCTACTACTACGACGGCGACCTGGTCATCGACGCGGGCGTGACGCTCACCATCGAGAACAATGTCCAGCTGCGCGTTAAGGGATTCCTCACCAACAACGGGACCATCAACGGGGTAGGAGGTGGGCACTCTGGGGCGGTGGCCGTGGCGCCTAGCGACCGCTGGACCGTTCCGAGCGGTGTATCTGGGTTTCTTGGCTCTACGCAGGCCGGTGGCGGGATCGTGACCGGATTCACTTTCCAAATCCTTGGCGCTACTCTTCTATCTTTCCCAGTTTATGGCAATCTCGGGTCGCAGGTCGTGGGTAGTTACCAGACGATGCCGTCGTTCAACATCACGTGGAACGGGTCGGTGCTCTCCGGTGTGCCGAGCGATCTGCGCGGCAGTTCCGGCTCTGTCGGTACCACTTCGACCTATGCCGGGGTCAGCTTGTCCGCAGGAGATCCACACGGCGCTCCGTCCATTTACTACTCGGGCGGTGAAGGCGGTGGCGGCGGTGCTGGACTGGTGATCGTGAGCCGAGGCTTCGCGCAGGGCGTGTCCGCCAAGATCGACACCTCCGGCGCTCCAGGCCTGCAAGGTGTACGCGGGACGCCGAACCCACCTAACGACCGTAGCTTTAGAGGTGGAAGTGGTGCAGGCGGAGCGCCTGGCGGTTTACTGCTGCTGCTCGATGGGGCCAGCGCGTCTGCTACCGGGCTGACTGAGACCGGGTTTGTGGCCTTGCAGGGCAAGACTCCAATCGCGAGCGCGCTGATCGCAAACGGTGCAATCGTCGAGCCTGGCTTCGACGTGTCCTTCTCTTCAGTCGGCACCGGGGACGGTTCGACCTTCCCTCTTCCATCGCTCTCCGGGGCGCGTGGCGGGAGCAGGGTGCAGTACATACCGAGCAGTGGGACGGTTGAAGCTGATGCGCCAGTGGCCACGCTCTCGGCACCGACGAATCTCGGACTGGCGAGCGGCACCGCTGAGTTGCTCGTTTCCTCGGACGGCACGGTAGTCCCACGCATAAAGGCAACATGGACGCCATCGGTAGACGCGCGCGTGGTCGGCTACGAGATCCAGTTCAAGCCATCCTCTGGCTCTATCTGGTCGAACGCCCCGCTCGTGCTAGGGCAGTTGTCGGATGCCGCGTGGATCATTGGCGTGCAAGATGGAATCAACTACGACGTGCGCCTCCGCTCTGCAGGTGCGGTACGGGAGGTGGGCGACTGGGTAACGATCACGGACTATCCAGTGATCGGCAAGACCGAGAAGCCGTCAAACGTCGGGACGCTGAGTTTCGCCGATCCGTTCCTTTCCTGGGTGGCGATCACGGACGTAGATCGGCGCGGTTACATCGTGCGCTATCAGGTCGGGGTGAACAACGATTGGGCGAGTGCCAGCCCTGCGCACGTTGCTGGGTTTATCACCGAGACGCGCTTCGACACAAGCTCTATCGTCGGAGGTTCGACGACGATGTTGGTGAAGTCGGTGGACACCAGCGGCAATGAATCTGCCGCCGCTTCGACGCTGCTCGTAGACCTGAGACCTGCGGTGCCGACGAGTTTCGAGATTTCACGTCAGCCAGACGGTACGCGCGAGTTCAGTTGGGCACTTGATTCTCCGCCTACAGACCTCGCCGGATATCACCTGCGCTATTTCCTCGGTACGACGAGCGACTGGGCGGCGATGACGCCGCTGCACACTGGGTTGTTGGTGTCATCGCCGCACGAGACAAACTCGCTTGCTGCCGGGACGTACACTTTCGCCATCAAAGCGGTTGACCTGTCCGGGAACGAGAGCGCGACTGCGCTATTCATTACCACGGTAACGATTGGCGACCCGCGCATCCCCGGTGTCATAGAGGACTTCAAGGAAGAGACCGGCTGGGCCGGGACGAAGACGAGCTGCGTCGTCGATGCGATGACCGGGTGGCTGATCGCGACAGACTCCACAACGTGGGCAGGATTGCCCGCGACCTGGGACACGTGGACGAGTTGGACGATGGCGCCCGCGAGCCCCATCACATATATGCGAGAGATTGATATCGGGGTGAAAGTGAAGTTCATCCCGCTCGTTACCGCACTGTCCGACGGCACGCAGGTCATCGAGGAGCAGCACAGCGATGACGGGGCCGCATGGTCTTCGTATGCCGTCATCGGCCCGCTGGTGGACGCGCGCTATATCAGAATCCTGGTGACGGTGACCGGGAGTTTCCCGAAGCTGAAAACAGAGCGCATCGTCCTCTCCGCTTCTCCGATCGAGGAGATTGTCGAGGACCAGGACTCTTCGGTCCTCACCGGCTCGTACCGCATCGGCACGGGCGACGTGCGTGTGCCGATCACGAAGGTTTACACGACGATCAAGAAGGTGGACATCACGCTCCAGTCCGTAGGTGCTGGATGGTCCTGGGAGCTCATCGACAAGGACACATCGGTCGGCCCAAGGATCAAAATTTACAACGCCTCGAACGCAGCAGCAGACGCCGTGTTCGATGCAACCGTCATAGGGATATAGATCATGACTTGGCCTACCGTAGCCGTAGATACGACCGACACCGACGCCGGCACCGACGTTCCAGCGAACGCCCGCGCCGACATCCTGGACGCGCTGCAGAAACTGAATCAGGTAATCGCGCACGTCTCGGCATACGCCGCAACGGTCATGGACGATGCGGACGCGGCGGCGGCGAGGGCGACGCTCGCTCTTGGCACGATCGCCACGCAGGCGGCTAGCGCGGTTTCCATTACCGGCGGTTCAGTAACCGGGATCACGGACCTCGCAATCGCTGACGGTGGGACTGGAGCTAGCACGGCTGCTGCGGCGCGTACGGCGCTCGGCTCGACTACTGTCGGGAATGCCGTGTTCATTGCTGCTACGGCGTCGG